GCATATAATATATTGGGATGGATACTATCAACATGAAGATGGTATGAATTATATTGTAAAAAATGGGGAACAAATCCCAGTTAATACATTTATAGGATGTGATCCCGCTACAGATATAGATACTAAGCATGCTGACTTTAGTGTAATTATGGTAGTAGCAATAGATGCAAATAATGAATTATATGTTTTAGAATATGAACGACATAGGAGTATTCCTACTATCGGAAGTAAAGCCCCAGATAATGGGGAGATAATTGGTAAGAAAGGTGTTGTTGATTATATATTGGAATTACATGAGAAATATCATTGTATATCGTCAACGGTTGAGGATGTCGCTATGAATAGAAGCATATTTCAAGCCTTAAATGACGAAAGAAGGCGCTTAAATAGGTTCGATATAGCGGTAATACCCGAGAAACCGGGTGGAACTAACAAGCGTAACCGTATATATAGTGGTCTTTCGGCAAGATTTAGTACAGGAACGGTACGTTTACGGAAGAATATGTTTGATTTAATTAACGAAATCGTTACCTTTGGCCCCAAAATGGCACATGACGATACAATAGAAAGTCTTTATTATGCACAAGTGCATTCGTTTCCTCCGAATATGAAGCATGATAAAGAAAAGAAACGGTGGTTTAAACCGACAAGAAAAGCGAAAAGTTGGATAGTAGCTTAAAAATAGGATAATAAAATGCCAAACATTAAGAAAAAGAAAAAACCCGCTAAGATTAATACTGGACGATACAGTAGAGCTGAGCTGGACAAAATTAAGGCAGCTAGACTCAAACATGTGAAGACTCCTAAGTATTTTATGTCTGATGAGTACAAGAAAAAGGTTTTGGCTGGCAGAAAGAAAAAACCAGCTGGAGATGAAGTATCTGATTTCCTGAAAAGAACCCCATTATCTAAGACAACGAAAACTCCCCCCGGAGCTAAGAAAAAGGCAGTGGCTAAGAAAAAGTCAGCAGCTAAGAAACCAGTTTTAACGCCTAAGTCTTTAAAGAAACAAGTGTCTAAGAAGGCCCCAGTTAAAGCAGTATCAAAAGCTAAACCAGCTAAGGTATCTAAAAAAGCCCCGGTTGCAAGTAAAAAGAAGAAAAAACGTAGTCTTCTTGGTAGGCTTAAAATGCGCAGGCTAAAAAAGATGAGCAAGCGTGGAACGCCAGTTACTAAACCGAAGGGAGTTTCAAGAGAGGAACTTTCTCCTAAGGGTAGGATTAGAAAAGGAGCGAAAAAAGTCCTTCTTACTAAGGGTGGTGCTTATGCTTCATATAAGAAAGATTCAAAAGCTGCTAAAAGCTTTCGATCTGCTTTCAAATCTGGTTGTGCTGGTGGAAAAAAGTCTTTTACGTGGGACGGTCGAAGTTATAGCTGCAAAAAGAAGTAGCTTGCGAATAGGAGGCTAATGTGATTAGTATTGGCCAAATACGATCTTTAGTTGAGAAAACATGTTTAAAGATGGGCGAGAAATATGCATCTAAAGATGCTGTTGAACTTGTTTTAGCAACCGGTATTGTAGAATCTAGGTATGAGTATATTCGACAAATGGGAGATGGCCCCGCCAGATCATTTTGGCAGGTGGAACCAGCTTCAGCTGTTGACAACCTTGCTCACTATTAAAGCATCGTAGAGGATTGATGGGTAGATGTGCAAAGGCAAGTCTTATAGACTTAAAATATTGGCAAATGTATGATGAGGAAATATGGGCAGAGATATTAGAAAAGAATATTGCATCAGGTATCATTCATTGTCGTTTAAAGTACTGGAGAGTTCCTAAGCGTATGCCTAGTTCATTGGAAGGGCAAGCTGCTTATTGGAAGAAGTATTATAATACAGAAGGTGGCAAAGGGGATCCCGAACATTTTATTGAATCAGTAAAGAAGTGGATGATATAATATGGCAAGAGTTACTAATAAGAAAAGAGCCCAAGTAAACAAACAACTTTGGGAAAAGGCTAATAATAGTCACAGACAAAGATGGCAGACTCTTAGTCAAAAAGGATTTGATTTTTACTTAAATGAGCAATTATCTAAGAATGAGGTAGATGCTTTACAACAGGCTGGTATGCCAACATTTACTATTAATAGAGTAACTCCTATTGTAGAGATAATGAAATACTTTGTCACTGCTAATAATCCAAGATGGAAAGCAGTTGGAGCTACTGGGGATGATGTAGACACAGCGCAAGTTCATTCAGATATAGCAGATTATTGTTGGTATTTATCAAATGGTAAGTCATTATACAGTCAAATTGCCCTTGATGCTCTTACTAAAGGAGTGGGATATTTTCTTGTAGATATAGATAGAGATGCTGATCGTGGTATGGGTGAAGTAAAGTTTAGCAGAATAGAACCTTATGATATATATGTAGACCCAGCAAGTAGAGATTTCTTATTAAGAGATGCAACTTTTGTAATGATAAAGAAGAATCTCTCAAGGTCAAGTTTAATAAACATGTTGCCAGAACATGAATCTAAGATTAAAAAGGTAGCTAGAAACACTGAAATTGTATCATATTCTCAAAGAGATACTGAAGAGTCTTTCAGTACACAACCTGAAGATATTACAATGGGTGTCAATTTAGAAGCTGAAGATGAAGATATAATTCCATACTACGAAACATATTCTAAGAAGAAGTTTGCGTATAGAAACGTATTTATGAAGGTAGAACCAACTCCTGCAGAGATTGATTTATTAAGGAAAGAAGTAGAAGGGAAAATTGAAGATTTCCAAAAAGAGATTCAGGTTGGTTTAAAAGAAAAGGAATTACAGTTACAACAAGCTGTTGAATCTGGTGAAATGATCCCTGAGAGAGCACAGCTTGAGTTAGAAAGAGCCAGTAAAATGGCTGAGCAGGCTATAGAAGAACAACGCATGCAATTAATGTCGGAAGCTGAGGAGTCTGCTACGGTTATTAGACAACAAATAATGTCTGAAAAAGATTTTGGAATATTATCAGCAAATAAAGATGTATCGAAGAATATAGTAGATGCAGTAAAGTTTTATGAAAATAGGATTGTATTAACGTGTACGGTTGGTGATGACACATTTTTATATGAATACACATTACCAATTAATGAATATCCTATTGTTCCAATTCCTTATATGTACACAGGAACTCCATATCCAATGAGCGCAGTTGTTCCTCTTATAGGAAAACAACAAGAAATAAATAAGTCTCATCAGATTATGTTGCATAATGCAAATTTAGCCTCCAATCTAAGATGGATGTATGAAGAAGGCTCAGTGCCTGAAGAAGAATGGGAACAGTACTCTTCAGCCCCGGGGGCATTATTGAAATACAGACAGGGATTTACTCCTCCAACTCCTGTATTACCAGCTCCTATCAATAATGCTTTTTATAGTATTACACAAGAAGGGAAATCTGATGCTGAATATATAAGTGGTGTCCCTTCTAGTATGATGGGGTTTACTAAAGAGCAACCTGAGACATATAGAGGTTTACTTGCAAATGATGAATTTGGAACAAGAAGATTAAAAGCTTGGATGGGAAGTATAGTAGAACCTTGCTTAGAACATTTAGGTAGAGTATTTCAGAGCATTGCTCAAAAACACTATTCAGTAGAGAAAGTATTTAGAATAGTACAACCAGAGGCAGGTCAAACACCTCAAGAACAGGAAAAAGAAGTAAGAATTAATATTCCTATATATAATGATTATGGTGAATCTATAATGAAATATAATGATTATGCATCTGCCAGATTTGATGTAAGGATAGTAGCTGGTGCTACAATGCCTATAAACAGATGGGCTTTACTTGAAGAATATTTCAGATGGTTTCAAGCAGGTTTGATTGATGATATCGCTATGATAGCTGAAACAGATATTAGGAATAAGAAAAGTGTTATTGAAAGAAAATCTATGTATTCTCAAATGCAAGGACAAATATCTCAGATGGAAGAAGCTTTAAAAGATAAAGAGGGAACTGTCGAAACGTTGGAGCGTCAACTAGTGCAGGCTGGTATAAAGATGAAAGTAGGCGAAGCTGGCAATGAAATAAGGAAAGACGTCCTTGAAAC